GCGCTCGCCTCGTCGAGAGATGCGATATCTTCCAAGTCCATGAGGAACATGTGTCCCATCTCATGGAGAAATGTGGATTCATCCGCCCCCTCAAAGAGCGATATGACACGCCTGCCGCTCGCTTGCGGCGTAATGGAGCCCTTGCGTATGCTGTTCATGCGCTGATTGAACTTCTCAATGATCTCGATTGCCTCGTCATCAAAAATAACGAAGCACCGACCATCCTGTCGTCCCACGTAGGTGATTCCTTTGATGCCCGCTTCATTCAAGTATTCAGAGGCTGCTTTATCTCCATGCAGAACGTCCGATATGTACTCATAAAACTCCTTACCTGTCATCCCATCCCACGCCTCTCCAAGCGTGAAAGACCAGTCATCTATTTTTTCTGCATACTTGTCGAGAAGTTTTACAATCTTCGGTTGCTCTTCCAAAGGCTTCTGTTCATCAAGAAGGACGTCGTTATCGGGAATCTCTACATGGAACAAACTTCCCGAAGGTTCCACATCAAAACGACTCCACTCATTTTCCAATAATTCTATGGCATCCTCTATCCGCCCAACTTCTTCATCCAATGCCTCTCCCGGAAAAAACATGCGGCGCTTATCCTCAAGCGCGTTTTCCAATATGTTGAGTGCTCCATACTTATCCGCATTGGAACCGATGAACGCTTCAATAGCAAGGGTTTCAGGGTCATCGTGCGACATCACAGAACCCGTGCCTTCGTGAATCAAGTCCCCTGTGTCATAATCAAATTCATATCCCTCATCCCCATGGGAAACCCGCCATTTCCCGCCTGTAAGCCCTTCACGATACCCCTTGCCCGCACTCTTTTGCTGCGCAAAATACAGCCCCCAGCCGTGCACTTGTGCACCCTCGCCTGTGCCGATGGCGCCGAGGTCGAACTTCTTGAACTTATGCGGTGTACCATGCCATGCGCTCTGGTCGAAGCTCTCCTGCTCTACGGGAGCATACTGCCCTTCATCGCTATGAAGCCATGCAACATCTCGCAAGGGAACTCTTTTGGAATAAACTCTGCCGCTTCCGGCATAATCCTTCGCCTGCATCTGGCTCGGCGTGACAAATGTGCCTGGAACGATTGGATGACTGCTGTAGATTTCTACATATCCACGTCTGAGCGCTGTTCTCCCGTCGGCTTCCGTGAAATCAGGATATGCGAAAGAGTTTTCATCCACCTTCGTTTCAAACGCCTCTTTCGCTGAAAGAATGTCTTTCGTTGAACGAACACCCGTATGAATGTCGTCGTTCATGGGGTTCGTGTCTTGGATAATACGGAACTGCATTTTTTTGCGCTCGGCATCAGATAACGGCGTTTTCCGTTGCCCGAAGGCGTTCTCCCTGCCTTCTGCCTCTTTGCCGTCCACATCCAGCCCGAACTTATCCTGCAGATAATCGAGCGCCGTATACGGCTTGCCCGTTGCCTTGCTGTATGCCTTGGCATAGATGTCCGCATGACGGGCGAAGAGCGTCGCGCCGACCTTCGCTGCACGCACTACAGACTTATTCTTGCTCTTGGCGAGCTTGTCACGGACGATGCGATAGGCCTCTTTCGCCTCCTCGCTCGTGCCCGTAAGCGCTTCCTGCTCCTGCTTTGTCAAAGGGGCAGACTTCGCCTGTACAGATTTTCCCTTGCTTTTCTCCTGCTCCGATGGTATATTAGAAACAGAAGAAAGAGCATCCTCTCCATCGCGACGAGTACGCATAGGCGCGGTGGCAGTAGCAGCGGTTGAGCCGTTACCCTCGCCGTTCGCACTGGATGCTCTTTTTTGCATATCATCAAAGATTTCCCATCCAGTTAAAAGCCATGCGTTATTATCGCCATTGCCCATAGAAAGCAAAGCTGTATGTCCATCATACTCCAATACCAGTCGCGGTTGAGCGCTTCCTCGCGCCGCCTGAACCCGAGCAATCTTCCCTTTTGCAATCGTTTCGACAATTTTGTAAGGAAGATTTTCGCCACTTTCGGGAACATGTTTCGCAAGAATATGCGCTACACCGTACCCTTGCTTGAATTTCTCGCCCTTGCCAGCGAAACCCCAGACAAAATCAATCGCGCCCGTATCATCGCGATGCATTGCATGATGAACATCTTCATGTGTCTCAATGACCTTCTGCATCGCCTGCATACCACGCGTAATGTTCTCCTCGACTTCTACACCGCCTTCATTGGCGGTTTTTTCTTTGCCCTGCTTTTGGGCAGACTCCACCTGTACGTTATCGCCCTGCTTTTTGCGAGACTCCGCCTGTACTGTCTCATTGTCATTCGCACGCTGTGCCGCTGTCTCGCCTCGGAGAAGCGCGTCTTCCGCATCGACTTGGGCGATGCGTTTTAATGCGTGCTCAATCGCCCGCTTCTCGCCGTTTCTGAGGTCGTCGTTCAGCGCTCTGACATCGGGGAGATTCCTCATGCGCATTGCCTTGATGAGTCCACGCCCGAAGTCGCGCCGTGCGCCGTAGCTCTTCGGGATGTCGATGGGACGCATGGAATCCACATGATTGATGGGCACAGGCGCGGGAGTCGGACGGACTGCACCTTGTTCGGTGGCCGCTTTTTCCGCAGGATTCTGATACGGCGTGATGTTGATGGGCGCACCTGTCGCCTTCTCGTGCAGCATCTGATAGAAGCGTGCGAAGTCATGATGACCTGCCTTCGCCGCCTCCTGCGCGGCAGTCTGCCAATCGCCGCGACGACGAGCCTCGACGTATGTAGGATTCCCCTGCATCATCGCGTCCAGGGCAGAGAGCTTCTGCTGGATATCTGCCAAATCCTCTTTCGTTGGAACAGCTTGCATCTGCCCCTGCATCTGTTGCGGCATCTGTGCCGTCATTTCTTGGGAAGGTGGGACAGCAACGTCGTTTGCCTGCACATTCGGCACTTGCATATCCTGCTGAGCAGGCATCGCTGTCGGCTGTGGCGGCTGCGTTTGAGGCTGTGCCTGTTCCTGAGGCTGCTGCATCCAGCGCCCTGCCGCTGCACGATAGACCTCGGGAAGCGCTCGCGCAATTCCAGTGAAATCTCCGTGTGCGAGGCCGTTCTGAATGACAACGCGCTCCACATCATGCGGCGTCGTCTGTGCGTAAGAAGCAAGACGTGCCGCAATCTCCTGCTGCGCCATGGGCGGCAGGGAAAGTTCCTGTTGCACGCTCGCGAGACGCGCCGCGCTCTCTGCGGGATTTGCTACAGGCTGCGCTTGTGCCGCCGCCTGCACCTGTGCCTGTACGGACTGCGCCTGTGCTTGCGCGACCTTCTGCTGGTTCTCAATGGCTGCAGCCGTCTGCGCCTTTCGCTGCGTCTCCTCGCCACGCATGACCATGCGCGTGACGCGCTCTGGGTCTTTGGCGAAGATTCCCTTGATGTCCTTGTGATCGATGAGCCTCTGCCATGCGTTGTAATCGAGCGCGTCTTCTCCTGGAGACGCTGTGCTCGCTTCCGTCGGTGTGTCGCGAATGATTTCCGCTGCATCGATGATTGCCGCCTTCTGCGCGGGCGTCAGCTTGTCGCCATCGATGAGCGCCTTCATCGCGGCTGCATTCGCCTGAAGGTTCTTCGCATCGACGACAAGCCCGCTGTAGTCAATCGGACGGACGCTGCCGGAGACGGAAGAAATATTGACTGTGCCTCCATACCTGCCGCCCGATTTAATGATCTTCGTTGGGTAGTAGTCCCCCATAGCGTTGTAGTCGCTCGCATGAACAACGAGGTTCTGACTGGACGAATTGCCAATATAGCCGCCCTTGCCATCATAGAGGACGACGTGCCTCTGCGCATCGTTCTTGTCCCCATAGACGATGACGTCGCCCTCTTCCAGCATCGACGCATCGAAGGGAATCACACGATCGCCAGCATCCTCGACGAGCCTGTCTACGTTGACGACGCCCGCCTCCAATTCCGCACGAAGGAAATCGCTCCCCGCAGCACCAATCTTCGTGACCGCCTCCACGCATCCTTCCGTGCCGTTATCCATCCGCGTGCCAATAAAAGGCTCTGCATCGTCAAGAAGACTGCGGGCTGCTTCGACTTCCGTCGCCGGATTCATGTTCGCGCCTTCGAGCATATCCATGATCTTCGCGACGTAGTTCTGCGTCTCCGTATAGGGAGGCACGCCCTTGTGCTTTTGTACAGCATCCGGCCCCGCATTGTAGGCCGCGAGCGCCATCTCGACGTTCCCGCCGAAATCATCGAGCTGCTGCTTCAGGTACCTGGCGCCGCCATCGATGTTCTGTCGCATATCATCAGCATCGACGCCCAGCTCCTTCGCCGTGCCCGGCATAAGCTGCATGATGCCCTTTGCGCCCGCCTCGGAAACGACGGATTGGTCGTAGTCGCTTTCTGCACGCGCGACGGCGAAGAGCAGGTCTGCAGGCAGTCCGTGCTTCGCCGCAGCAGATACGATCGCATCGTCAATCTCTGCATTGCCGCTCGTGAGCGTTGGCGCATTGTTTTGAGCGGATTCTTCCTCCGCTTCGACTCCACCGCCGCCCATGAGCACCCCCATGCCGCCGCCCATCGTAGCACCAACGAGAGCGGCATGACCGACGCGAGGATCCAGCCACGCTTCAGGATTTAAGTAATCGCTCAAGCCGGCATAGCCCGCTTTTGCGGCCTGCTCATTCTGAATGACCTGCTGAGAGGCCTCCTCAAGACCTTCCTGCCCTGCTGTACCAGCAATGCCCAGCGCACGCTTCCAGAAGCTCTTGCCGCGTTTTCCAAAGAGAAGCGCCTGTTCTGCGGTATTCGTACCGCCAAGGAGGAAGATATTGCTCTTTGCTACTGCATCCGCTATGCGATTTGCCGCTGCCTCTGTCTCGCCTGCGACATAGGTGCCATTTTTCTTTGCATCATCAATGTATTGCTGATAGGCCTCATATCCCTCCATGGAGCCTTCCATGAGACCAGAGCTCACGCCGCCCACGACATTTTCCGCTGACGGTAATCCGAGATGCTTCAGCACGCGACCGACCGCAGGTAGATTTTTGAGCGTATTGCCTGCTGAATCAACAAATCCCGCCGCTTTTGAGACCGCGCCTGCCGCCCCGGGAATGCCACGCAAGAGTGCCGCCCCGCCGCGTACAGCTGCACCGCCGATGCCTGCGCCGGCTAAACCGAGAGAAAAGGAGGTCGGCAAAGATACAGCAGCTTCCCCCACAATATTTGCTGCATCAATGGCGAGGCTGTCATTGGGATTTTCGATATGTGGATTATTATTCTCCTGCATATCGTGCCCATATTCGCCGATCGCACGACTAAGAGCGCCGAGCGTATTATCTGCCCCCGAGTTTGGCAGAGCGCGATGAATCCCATAGCCTAATGTGCCCGCCGTACTGTCTATGAGCTGTCCGAAACCGGCGTTCGCGACGCGGCTTCCCAATTTATAGCCTTCCATAACGTTGCCGAGAAACCCTTTGTCGCCGCCAAAGTCTACAGCCCCTGGGTTCGTATACTCCGCCACCTTGCCCAAGGCGAGAGCCGCCTGCGCTGGAGGGAACAGCATGAGCGGGTTAAAATTATTTACAGCATCCGTCAAAAGCTTTCCCGACTTCACATCATCCGCCAGTCGCCCAAGACCATCCAACACCTTCTGCCCGTAGGACGTGTTGCGGTCATATTTCTCCTCTTCTGTCAGCAGGTTGCGTGAATCCCCTACGCGAACCGATACGCCGCTGTTTGCAATGCTCTGCCGAAGCATGTCTGTCATCAGGCTCATGGCTCAGTTCCTCCCTTGTCATTACTTGTAAGCGTCAAAATTGTACCCGGGGAATTCCTCTTCCAGAATCTCGGTCGGTACATGTCTCCAATGCTCCATCGCTTGATTTTCTGCATTCTCATCGGTTGGATCATCAATGGCGTGCTGCTTCCACATATAGCCTTGCAGTGCGTAGACGTACGCTTCAAACTTTCGGAAATCCTCTGGTGAAAGCATCTTTCGTCCATCGTCGTACAAGAAATCCGTCAGCTCTTGCAGACCGTGATCGTCCTCGCTGTAGCCGTCTGTAATCGCTTGCTTGGCCGCAAGATAGCGATTGGAGAACTCGTTGAGGAAGTGCTGCTGCGCCTGTGTCAGTTTCTCGCCGCCCTTGCCACCAGCCGCCCTGCCGCCCGAGCCGCCCGAGCCGCCTAAGCCACCGTTTTGAGACCTATACTGCTGTCTATACTGCTCGCGCCAATTCGCACCTTCCTGCTGCATCTTCGTGGTAGCGTAGCGCGTTTTGTTGTTCATGCCCGCCACAGCGAGATCTTTCTTGATCTCTGCATCCGCGATGTTTGCCCGCAATTGACGCCCCGCCGCCTTGTCCCGACTAACGACAATCTCATTCGGCGAAAGCGTCTTGATGAACTGTGCCGCCTCGGGCTTGAGCCAGCCGTTCTTGTCGTACATCGTCTGCACCTTCGTGCCGCCGAGGTCGAGGTCATTGAAGCCCATCTCGGGCTTGGTTTTGCCAATGGCATCCATAAAGTCGCCGGGCTTTGTACCATCTGTCAGCGCCATGAGCGAGAGCACCTCGGCCATCATCGGATTCGTCGCGCTTGCCGCCATCTTCGCGATCGCCTCTTGCCTTGCCTTATCACGCGCCTTAGCGTTTGCCTCAGGAATGACAATGCTCGCGATGTCGTTGCCGATGCCGTGAGAGACAAGGTATTCGCGCTTGTCGTCGTCCGTCATGCGTTTGACGCGCTCTTCGGCGAAAGCCTTGGCAAGCTCATCGATTGCCGCATTGTAATCTACCTTCTTGTCAATCTGCCCGATGCTTTGCAGATACTTATAGATACTCTCCGCCGTAATCTGGTTTGGTACGCTCGTCGTATTCTTTACACCGCCGTCTGCACCCATCAAAATGCCCTGATAAGGATAGCCGCCATTCGCCGCAGGAGCGTCCGTGTGCGCGTCTGTACTCTGTCCCATATCAATATTTGCGCCTGGCGGTTGCGTTCCCCCTGCGCTCGTCTGTGCGGTCTGAGAGGGTGTCGCCGTGTTCTGTGCAGCCGTTCCTTGTCCCCCTTGGTTCGCGAGAGCATTACCCGCGCCAAGGGAAAATGCGTTTCCCTGGTTCGCGCCTCGAAGCCCGAACGGATCGTCTCGGAAAGACGGCCTCCCGCCGAGCAGCTGCATCAGCTCCTCGCTCGAAAGCTCCGACGCCGGCTTGGCAAGCCCCGGCACGCCGAGCGTCTGAGTTGCCCCTGCTTGGGCTTGCGGCACGCCCATTTGTGGCGCTCCTGCTTGCGGCGCCGCCTGTGCTGCGACTGCTTCCATTGCTGCTGCCTGCTCCTGCGTCGGCTGTGCGCCGCCCGCGCCGAACGTCGGCATCGTATTCGTCCTGCCGAGCGCATAGTCTGCCCCCATATCCGACCAGAGGCGCTTGTCATGCGGCAGATGGTTCGAGAGGTCATAGCGGCTCTCATCGTAGAGTGCGGGGAACTGTCTGCGGCTCACTTCATGGTTGAGCTGTTGGAGGTTCATTCCGTCACCCAAGCCGCCGAAATCGAATCCTGCACTCTTGGCATAAGAGCGAAGCTCGTCCGCATTCTTGTGTGCTGCCGCCATCTTCGCGTCGAAATCCTTGACCTCTTTCGAGTCCTCTGCATAGCCGTTGTCAAGCAGGTACTGCTTGTCGTTCGCGGCCTGCATGTAGCCCTGTTTCTGCTTCAAGTACAGGAGCTGCGGGTCTTGTCCGATGAGTCCATTGCGGTCGATCGCCCCCTGCAGGAAGCCCCTCGCATTCGTGCGGTCTGCATCGTTGACGTTCGCCATATCCTTGAGCGCCTTGCGCCCCTCATCCACCCAGCGGTCATGCTGGTTCTTGAAATATCCGTTGGCAAGGTTGTACCCCACCATCATGCCGATGTCTTCCCAATTCATGCGTTCAGCCTCCTATTCTTTCCAGATCGAGCCGTCTCCGCCCTTGGCGATGAAACCATCTGCGATGTACGTATTCGCCCCCGACACTTGGAGGTCGTACACCCATCGGTCGCCGCTAAAGCTGACTGCGTGCACCTCGCCCGCATTCTTCAAGCGCTGCTTCATCTTGAGGTCTTCGAGCGTGACCCACGCGCCGTCCTCCGTCAAGAACGGCTGCGAGAGCGTCGCCATGGTATGTGCGTCTGAGCATACAAGATTGTAGACCTCGACATGATGTGGTTGCATCGTCCGAAGGACTTCGGCCTCCTCCTCGCCATTCTCGCCCCATGCCATGACCTTGTCGCCGACCTCGATATGCTCGATGCGCTTTTCCGTGCCGTCCGCCATCTCGATCTTCGTCCCCGTCGGGAAGCAGAAGAGTCCCGCGCCAAGCGCGTTTCCGGCGCCGCCCAAAACGCCGCCCAGAAGACCGCCGAAGAAGCCCCCGCCGCCCGACTGATGCGTCGTCTGTGTACTCGTCCCCTTGCCCGCGATCCCCGCGAGCGCGTTCGTCGTCGCGCCATTCAAGCCCATCGACGCGTTCCAAGCATTGAACGCCGGCGTTTGTGCTGCCTCCTGTGCTGCGGCCGCCAGAGCGATGGGCGAGCCTGCCATGTTGGCGAGGTTCGAATACAGTCCGCTGTTCTGACTGTTGTTTCCCTGTGCGTTCGACCACTGCTGTTGCGCGAGATTCGCTTGCTGTCCGAGCGCTCCTTGAAGTTGCGAATACTGCGTATTGTAGAGATTCTGCAAGGCATTGGCGAGCTGGAACTGATTCGCGTTCCGCTGCTGTGCGAGATTCGCCCACTGCTGCGCCGCATTCGTCGTATTGGCATTCTGTTGCTGTGCCATCTGCGCTTGCATGCCTGCTGCATTCGCCGTGTTCGCGTTCTGCTGCTGCGCCATATTTGCCCAGTTCTGTGCCGCCGCCGTTGTATTCTGGTTCTGTTGCTGCGCCATATTTGCCCAGTCGCGCGCTGCGCTCGTCGTGTTGGCGTTCTGCTGCTGCGCGTAATTTGCCTGTGCGTTCGCTGCGTTTGCCGTATTTTGGTTCTGCTGCTGCGCCATATTTGCCCAGTTCTGTGCCGCCGCCATCGTGTTGGCATTCTGCTGCTGTGCGTAATTTGCTCGCGCGTTCGCTGCATTTGCCGTATTCGCATTCTGCTGCTGCGCGTAATTCGCCCAGTCACGCGCTGCCGCTGTCGCATTCTGGTTTTGTTGCTGTGCCAATCCCGCAACCTGCGAGATATTCTGCTGATACTGCCGCGCCACAGTATCTGACGCGTTCCGCTCGATATCGTTCATCGCCCCCGTCGTCACTGACGAATTGAGAACGCCGCGCTGACCAAGGCTGTCGATCGTCTTACCTATGGTGTTTGTGAGAGCCGAGCGTATACTCCCCTCCATATTCTGTTGATATGCCGTTGGCAGCACGCCGTTGGCAAGGCTCCCCAAGAGTCCATTCGCCGCATTCGATGCACCGAGACTGGCACGTCCAGCCCAGCCAAGCTGACCATTCGCTGCATCTGCTGCTTGCCCGATCGTATTGCCCGCCTGTACGAGAACGCCGTTCGCCTGTGTCGCCGCATCCAATCCCGTGCGCCCAGCCCATCCGAGATGGCCATTCGCGGCATCTGCCGCTTGCCCGACCGTATTGCCTACCTGCCCGAGCACGCCGTTCGCGCGATTCATCGAATCCCACATGCTTCCACGAGCGCCGCCAATATCGGCATTCGCTCGCGATGCTGCATCCAATCCCGTGCGTCCTGCCCAGCCAAGCTGACTGTTCGCCGCATCTGCCGCACGTCCGACCGTGTTGCCTGTCTGCCCGAGCACACCGTTTGCACGGTTCATGGAGTCCCACATGCTGTTTTGTGCACCGCCGAGATCAGCATTCGCCGCTTGCGTCGACGCATTGTAGCCACCAATGAGTGAGCCTAAAAGCCCTGCATTCCTTTCAGCGAGCTGTCCTGTTCGCCCTGCAATCGAACCAAGCTGACCGTTCGCCACCCTCGTTGCCGCATCGTTCTTCTGCGCAAGCCCCTGCATCGCGCCCAAAGCCTGTCCGAGATTCCTTTGCGCAGTATTATTCATGCCATTGAAATCGACCTGCACGGTACCGAGAGAATCCTGCAAGAGGCTTCGCGCCACATCGTTCAGGAAGTAGGCATTCGGCGCGACCTTCTTCGCATAGTCCGCACTCGCCTGCGCCAGCTGCACCTCTCCCGCCGTCGGTTGGTACGAGTTTTGCACCGTCGTCGTCGAGCCTTTCTTGAAACGTGCATGGCGAAAGAACTTTCGGAAGGTGTCCAGACTTTCGCCGTCCTTATGCCACCCCCAGTAAACATCATCCAAATACATGGTATCACCTTCCTATATTTCCCAAGTCACATAATATGCCAACTCGCCCGACGCCTTGTATCGCCATGCAGGCGAAGCGCGGAACCACTTCCCCGTCTTCTTATGCCGCGCATAATACCGAATCGCGCCGTCGGGAAGCCTCTCTTCGCGCTCAATCCGGTATCCGAAGAGACGGATGTAGGCGCGTATCTCTTTGCGGATGCACGTCGTACCGCCCTCCTTAATGCCGAGCTTTCGTGCGACCTCCTCCACCTTGTCACAAAAAAAGCGACCATCGCCCGCAAGCTGACCGATGATCGCCATCGTTTCTTTGAATCGTACTTCACAAAACCCCTTCTCAGGGACGAAGTATAAGTCATATCCTGGTGTAGGACTGAACGGATCTTCGGGATTCTTTTTGTCGTAGAACGCCGCCCACTCAGCAAATGTCATAAGTCCGCCACCTCCAAAGCCAGATGCTTGATCTGGAACGGCGTTTGAGACGACACTGTCGTCACGATACGCGCCGACGTGTGATTTGTGCGCACCTTGCGCCGCGCATTCACAGGCATCGAAAGGCGCATCGCGTCCACTTCTACGAGCGCCTCGCCCGCTTGCTCCGCTGCCATTGAGGAGTCTACGCTTCGCACGATGATCTCGTCGCCGCTCACAATATCCCGTGGGCGCAACTTGTACTCGATAGGGGTGCCGTCGTCCGTGAGATTTTGCTCCTCCAAGCGGTAGAGAATCCTGTCCGATAAGACGAGGATGCCATCTGGCCGCTCGACGACCGATACCACCGGCACGGGAAAGGATAGTGTCGTCGCAGCACCCACCGCGTAATTGTATGCGATGAGATGCTCCTTGCGTGCCGTCGGGCGGATGAGCAAGAGCTTCCGTCGCCGCAAGTGAAACATCTCCGGCTCATACAGTCCCCTTGTCACGAGCGCGTTCCACTTCTCGGCAATATCGCTCTGCGCGATATTGCCGTAGTCCATCGTCGTTTGCATCGTCTTCATGCCCTGACGGCTGATGAACACAGCATCGTTTCCCACGGCGGCAGCGCAGTTGTGGCCGATGACGTCCGTCTCCGTCGCCACGCGGTAGACCGCCCATGTGTCAATCGCCTGATCACCGACGAGTTGGTATATCATGCCATTGTTCTTAATGAGCAAGAGGTCGGTCGCTAAAGGCACAACCGCGATGATGTCGCCGCTATCGCCGTAACCCACATCGAGCCATGCACCCTTTGACTTGTCATTGTCATCCACTGCCCATGTGAAGGCGTCGCCCACCGCCGAAAGCGTGATTCTATCCGAACCGGAAAGACACGTGCAGAGCCTCGCTGCGCGCTGGAATACCATATCGCAGACAGGCGCCTCCGTCACCTCCTGCAATCCTCCTGAGCCTGAGAAATCATACACCTGTAGCTTGCCGCCCGATGCGATCCAGATGCAGTCCTTGAACTTTGCACAATGCGGTCGCTCCCCGCCCGTCAGTTTCCCAAGCGGCAAAGGCTTTGTCATATTGCCCACAATGCGGCACACGCTCTTATCGACGAGGAACACCAGAAGCGTGTTGCTGTCGATGTCGTAGAACGTGCCGTGAATCGCTGCCGGCAATTCCATCACCGGCGAAGACAAACCTCCGCGCGGCACGAGCGCACGCTGATACCCCAAGAACCAGAGATTTTGGCAGAACTGCATCTCGTTCGGTGCAATGAGATCGCCCTCGCTCATCACGTTGATGCCGCCCGACAAGTCATTGTAGACGACGCGCGTCGCATTGTGCTTCATCGTCCTGCGCATAATATCACCCCGTCGGCAGTGTGATGGCGAGCACGTTCAGCTGCGCATGGCCAGATGCCGCACGCGCATAGAGCTTCGCCTTGACCTTGAAAGGGAACGCCTTCCCCGCCTCCAAGAGAATGCCCGAGCCAGCCTCCTTCTCCGTCGACACCTCCACGCTACGCTCAGGCGCATAAAGCGTTCCCTCCGTCGCAGCGATCTCCGTCCAATCCTCCTTGAGCTTGAGCACCATTTCTCATCAAACCTTTCTAAATGTCACCGTATCTTGCATCCAGAAATATTCCTTTGCCGTTGGTTTGCGCCGCTGAACGAACATGCTGGACGCTCCTACGAATTCATAATCCTCCATCGCCTCGATTCGCTCCGCATAGTCCTTCCAGACAGGCGCCGCGCGATACGTCGAAAGAAGCGCCTTCGGCACGAGGACGCGGCACTCGGCAGGCAGGTCGGCAAAGATATCCTCCGTGTACGTGCGGTCAGAATCCTTGTGTTCCAGCTTGAATGTGAACTCCTGCGAATCGAGAATGAGGAATCGTAGGGAACGGCAGCCTTGGAATATGTGCGCGATGCCTGTTTCTTGATTCCGCCAAGACGTCCAACGGGCAATACTGTTCCGCGTATCGAATCCCTTGAGACGGATGCATGTCGCGTTGCTGCCTGCAAACAGGCGCGACATATTACTGACATTGCTCGCGTCCATCTCCAAATAAATGCCGTCTTGACTGTACCCTTCCAGCATCTGCATGATGTCATCCAGCTTTGATGCATTGATTCGCAAGGATAAACCTCGTGCACAATACTTCACATCGCTGACGTAATGGGCGAATTCGTCCCAGAAAGCATCCACATCACCTTTGTCTATTTTGACCTCCTCATTGTAGAGGCTGACATTGCGCAGCATGGCCGTCATATTGGTAGCAGACGAGAAATCCATCTTTTCCAGAAGCCTTGTAGGTTCCTGATAGTAATATGAATAGCCACCGCCACTGATTCCTTCAAATGCACTGTCAAACATGTGAGCGAAATTCTTCACCTTGCTCGTCGAGAACGTATGCTCGCCGCAGACAATGTTGCGCAAATTGTAGCAGTCCTGGAACATCCCCTGTGCATTCTCCACATTGCGCATGTCGAATTTCGAGAGATCGATTTCCTGCATATTGATGCAGCGCTTGAACATACACGCCGTCGTCTTCGCTTTCGGCGTCATCCATGCACGCAGATCAGAAATGCCAAAATATTGATTTTCTGGTTTATCATACCTCTTCCAGATTCGCGCCGTCAGACTATTGCATCCCTCGAACATCGAAGAAAAGTCCTCCACGTTCGACACGTCCCACTTTGATACGTCAATCTCCTCAAGCTTCTCGCAGCCTTTAAACATCCCCGCCATCGTCTTGCACCGCTGCATAATCCAGTGACCCGTAGAGAGCTTCTTCAATCGACGGCAATAGGCGAACATTTCTTTCAAATTCTCCACGCCGTACGTATTGATCACCTCCCCGTTGAACGTGAGTAGTGATTCACAACGATAAAACATACCCTCGAAGCTTTTTACCGAGCCCGCACCGATCTCAAACCCTGTAACCGACTTGAGCATGAAATCATTGGCAAAAAGATATTCGAGCTTCGTCGCATTGTCGATGGGGTACGGCGAGAGGTCAAGGTACTCCATCACGGGGAGCTTAGAGAAGAAATGACTCCAATCCGTGATGTTCTTCAAAGCCTCGCGCGTCATCGCCTCCGTGAAGAGCTGCGAGTTCGTCATATCTTCGCGCTTGACAGCGCTACCGTCTTCCTCCCATACGGGCGGGTCAAGACTCTTCAGCGTATACGTCCTGCCCTTGTCTATGCGATAGCACTTCATGCCGACGGCAAGATTCTCTGTAGGGAACGCCTCGCCTGCGAAATTGCTCCGAAGCGTCTGCAGCCCCTTGTTGATATACTCGCGCGAATCGCTGACCGTATCGGTCTCCAGTATCTCCCGAAACTCCTGCATACTCCATCACCTCCGAAAGAAAATGCAGATCTCCATTCAGTACATATTCCCTGACTATGCATTTCAAGGCTATGCATAAAACTCAAGCTCCAATGCGGGGACGACGTTCCCTCGAAAATGCACGCTGTCATACGTAACGTAAAGAACGCCTGCCCCGTACGCCGAAGGTGTCGGCGTATTGCCTTCGCCTTTAATGTTGAGCCAATATAGCCGAATACCCCTATTGACCTGCACATCTGCAACAACACCATAGAAACCATTCTTCGCCGTGCCGCGCCGGTCAATCCTGAGAGCGCTTCCTATACCCGGCGTAATAGCAGGGCTGTCGCCTCCCGCATAATATGCTAGCTGACAGCCCGCGCTCTTGCAGACAAGCACCATATAGGATGCATCCGCAGGGATTCTTGCATAGTTGAACTGTTTGGGCAGCTCGCCTGACGGTTTGATGAACTGAATGTTTTCATACGCAGGCAAGGCTATGCGCGCAAAAGGTGTTGGCGGTGGCGTCGGCGGTGGCGTCGGCGGTGGCGCTACAGCCACGCTTTTCAGCACAGCGTACACAGCGCTCCCCTTGCGTACACGCAGAGCGCTTGCGTTCGCATCATTCACGCCGCCAAGAGCCGCATAGACGATATTGCCGCCGTCGCGCAGGCACAGAGCATTTCCGCCGGTCTCGGCACGAGTCGTATAAAGGTTATGGGCAATGACCGCGCCATTCTTGCGGATGTAGAGCTTTTTGCCATAGACTCCCATATCATCACCTACGCAATCCAGATATTGCCGCCGCGATCCCATGTCGGGATATTGAGTGCCGTCGTTGCAATATCCGCCGTACCTGCTCGTGTTGCCACGTCTGCTCGCGTCGCCGTATCAGCACGAGTAACAGCATCAGCCCGAGCTGCACTGTCTGCTCTTGTTGCCGTTCCCCTGAGATTCCCCTCAAAGCCGCCGTCACAGCGTATTTTTCCAGATGTATAGATACTTTTGCCGCTCCATGCTCGAATCCATTCTTGATCAGTCATGTGCCAGCCGCCGCCGTGGTTTTCAAAATAGAAGCCGCTGTCGCCTTTTGCTCTAAACCATGTATTAGCGTAAAAAGTTTCTGCGTGCATGGAGCCTGTCGTACGCCAATTCCCATTACGTAAATCCATAGATCCCGTATATTTTTTCTCGTATGTACTGTAAAACCCTAAGCCATTCCACGAGCCAATATTGATATTCGCGCCGCCGTTTCCTTCTATCGCATCCCCCGTATCTCGTTTAAGATTGCCTATGTGACCACCAGGGAACCAAATCGTTGGCGTTGAAAATCCGTCGCTATCCAATACATGCGCTATCCAACTACCACTCGTTCCGTTTGCTGTGCGAAATTGAAAACATGTTTTTCTTGCAACGGCAGGATGAGAAGGAAATGCGTGCATATATACAGTATCATTATTTTCGTACAAATTATGAAAATAATGTGACGGAAAAATAGATTCATGCGTATTGTTATTTTCGGCAAAATTTAGATTGCCCGTCATCGTATCGCCGGATTTACTGACTAGTGTACTTGCTTTCTGCTCTGCAATGCTTTCGACCGTAGACTCATCCACGACTTTGTAAAGGCCTTCATTCTGATAAAACCAGCCATCAATCTTGACATTCAGCCGGCCGCCATCCTCGCGGAAATCAATGACACCGCCTTGCGAGGTATGCCATGAAGTGATGGTCTTGCCGTTTTGGTTTCCCCAGCTATTGTTGCCCCCATCACGAGCCACAAAGCCGCTGGGATGATCCGACAAATTCATTTGCGCAGCAGGCACTTTTCCACTCTCATCGAGTGTCGCAACTCCCTGCGGCTTGCCACGCGTGGAAACCAACACATATGTCTCCTCAAGCTTTCGCCCGAAACGGTCTGAAATTGCCTTGTTTGCGACCCCTGCTTCTGCAGTAAACGTCCCCGAGGATGCATCGTCCACCCACTTGAGCGGGTCAAGACTCTTCAGCGTGTACGTTCTTTCCAAATCCACGCGATAGCATTTCATGCCGATTTGCAATCCTGTCGTCGGAAATGCCGTGCCCGAGAAATTCGAGGCGATCGTCGCCATATTATTCTCAATGACCGCCCTTGAACGCTTGATGCTCTCCTGCGGTATGACCTTGTAATCCTGCATGATCTGCCTCCTCTCAATAGCCGACGGCACTCCATGTGACACGCCCCTTCGCCCGCGCCCCATCGCTCTTGACAAGCTCCACGTCGAAGTAGAAACCTGTGCCATCCCTGTCAATCGCAACGATGTTCGGCGTGACGACGCCTGCTGATGTATTGCCCCCTTGGAGCGTTACGGAAACCTCGGGTTTGGTGTAGTAGTGCTTATTGAACCGCACACGCGTAGGTTTTTCCATGTCCGTGATTACAACCGTCCCCCTGTCCACCGTGTCCTCAATATCCACATTGATGACGGCGTCATAGACGACAGGCTCAGAACCGTACACACCCGCCTCCACGCGAAGTCTCGTCAGAGCGTTCTGATACTCGTACTCGCCGACATTATACGGCATGAATGGCTCGTACCCCGGAGCTGTGTCGACGAGCATCTTGAATCCCGCCAAATCAAACGGCGCATCTCGCAGAGCGACATTCGACAGCACAATATCTGCGGGACGCAAGAAAGACTCCTTGAGGCGCATGCTCTCGCTGCGACGCGCAAAGAACGCTGCCTGCCGACGCTCTTGAAGCCTCAGGCTGTCGACGTGCTCACGTTGGAACACGCACCGAGGAGAAAAGTCGGCGGTCAGCTGTAGCGACTCCAAGAGCAGAGGCTGAAATCCCGCCGCTCTCTCTTCCGCCAAGGAAAGCGTCTCTGCAAGCGTTCCGCTCGTCTTTTGCCCATAAGCGTCAGAGACAGGAAGCGCTTCGGCGTGCTCCTTCATGTAATCTGCGCGGCCAACCTTGCTGTCCGAGACGCTGAAGGAATCCGAAAGTCTCAGCAATCGCAGAGCGAGCCAGTCGAAACCGTCCGAAAGAGAAACACCATCAAAAAGTGTTCTTGCGTAACTCGCTTCTCCCACCATCTCGTCTGTAATCGCCAAAGATTCCTCAAAATTCCGCCGATAGGCGATGGACGAGGAAATCTCATCGCCGAAGACCAGCCCTGCACCGAAATCCTTCCATGGCTTCGCCGCCCGCGCAGCCGCAAAGGGGAAGTCCGCCTCAGCCCACGTCATGCGGCGACTCTCATGAAAGCTGCTCTTGATCTCCCCCATCACTCACGTCCTCCTCAGCTCATCGTGAAAGTGAATGTCACCTCGTACGTATCATTCGCCCCCTTATTGACGACAGGGAAAACCACTCGGTCAAGCAGTCCCGCATTATTGCATACACATGCCTCTTGGAGCGCTCCCGTCGCCTCGCCCTTCTCAAACTTTGTCGAGATACTGAAGAGCTTCGTTCCCTCCACATGCCGATACGTCGCTTCCTTCGCGAGGAGATGACCGTTCAGACGATTCTGTGAGGCATCCACGCTCTTATTACTCGTACCGACAGCAATTTTGTTCATCGTATCCGGGCGATCACTCGTCTTGCCAATGGCATCGGCGATGAAATCGTAGCCACAATCCAGAATCATGTTGTCCTTGCGCGTCGTCGTCACCGTGCCGTCCTCCTTGCGCAATACGCCGACGAACGATCCGTGAACCTTCAATTCCTGCTTTTCTTCCATGTGAATACCTCCTAGAATCTCGGGTAACAATAAAGCCTGTCAAACGCACCGAGAGGACGCGCCTCAACAGCGGCATGCACAGCCTGCATAAAGCCAAATGAATGCAGAAAAAGAACTCGCGACTTCTCCGTTTGGGAAATCGCGAGTGTCAGCCAATCCACATCCATCATCCGAAGCGCGACACGAGCCTCAGCACCGTCGCTTCCTGCCAAGTAAAACTCCTCCGAATCTCCGTCAAAGCCAACGCGTAGCCACCTGTCTGCCCCTTCTAAAGACAAAAACACCGTATCAATGCGCTCCGTGACCTTCATACTGAAGCTCAAGCCGAACGTTCTGCCAACCTGAACTGCGTAAGAAAGCCTCGTCAGCGCGTCGATATGCAGTCCTCTGTGCCAGCGTCCGTTGCGAAAATCTCCCGCATGTTGTGCCTCCTGTGGAATCGTCCCGCGTGAACCTGCGAGCGAGCCGTCGAGCGCGAACACCTCGCCGCTTGCGGGAAATCCCACATACCGTGCAATCTCATGGCGCACTGACGCACCCTCTAAACTGCCAATCACACCGTTCCACGTCAGCTTCTCCGCCTCTGCGCCGTCCCACGGAAAATCCACATCCGCCCATGCCATGTCATCCGATGTCGCACCAATGACCTTGTAGTCATACCAGTTGCGTGCACGGTATACTTGCGGCAACGCTACAGGCACGATGTACTCACCAAAGAGAGCGCCCTTTTCCAATCGCAGCTCCGCTGCCGCCTCGTCGTAATACATATTGATCTTCACGCCCGGGTACTTCTCTCGCTCTTGGTCGAACGAGAGGATAACATTGCGCGAAGCGTCCGCTGCCGTGTCCATGACGACGTAGGCGGCATTTTCGCTGTAGTTGTCATGCTCATCAACCGCTTTAACGAGCATGAAGTACCGCCCGACGTTTGGATAGACGTAGCGGTGCTTCGTCAGCTTCGTCTCAAAGAGCCGCAGCGCTTTGTCCCACTCTGCAGTCTGTCCAACAGCGACGACGTACCGCACGTTGTGCACGGGCACAGCATCCCAGAAGAAATCCAGGTTCGCGCCGTTTCGCTCGACTGTGAAATTCTCCACATCAGGCAGCACGCAATAAAGCGTCTCACTTTCACCTTCGCCGAACTGGTCATAGTAGGCGACGCGCACCCGCTTGACGACCGCTTGCCCCGTATAAAGAAATACATTGTCCGGCGACGAGAAGCGCTCCTCATTGACGTAGACGTATGCGCCGAGGCAGTCGAGAGGAATTTCAAGAAACGTGATGAGCGTCCCCTCGTTTGTTTTTGTCAGAGAGATGTCCTTGGGGCGATCTGGGCGGCGCTTGGTGTAGTGCAGCTCCGACGGCGCACTACGATTACCCTCCTTGTCCACCGCAAAGAGATAGATATGCCCGACATACGTCAGAGGCAAAGCACTCGACGTATTTGACTGTGTGCGCTCCAATATCCCCGCTACACCCTCACCCTTGTCCGTACGCAACTCGTAGTACGCCAGACTGCTGAGCCACGGCACATGCGTCCATGCGAGCGTACCGCCGAGGCGCGTGAACGTCAGGCGAAAATCCCTCGGCGTCAGGAGCTTGCCTTCCTTGTGCTCCTCGACCTCCTCCGCCTTGAAGCCGTTCGCCGCATTGATCTGCTCTGCTTGCAGTGCGAGGAACTGCTTGAGGATGGTCATGATGTAGCGCCCATCTCCCGCCACGGAGGGTGGCAAGTCGGGCACATGAAGAATCCGCCTTGTAATCTCAGCCATCGAGGCTCACCGCCCCAGCGAGAAGACTGCGCAGCTCATCGTAGAGCGCCTTGTCCTGCGAGATGTCGTACTCATTGCGATTCAGTGCAAGCAGGACGGCGACCTTGACCGCATAATCATTGAGCGCCTCATGCGGAAACGGCATCGCCCCCGCATCACTTTCCAAGAGCGGCATCGTCTGCCAGTAGCGGAAACGAACTTCCGAAAGACTGCGGTCGATGAACTGCACCTTCCGCCCTGTCACGCGGATTGGATAGCGCCCCGCAGGAGAGACGTACCGCTCAGGCACGCTCTCGCCATCGTGCAGCAATATCTCTGCGGCCATCATCGGCGAACGCGCGGCAATCAGCAAACTCGATACCTCGTTGATGGCGGTATTGAGGAAGCCTAGGCATTCCTCGATGCTGTACTCGTCCGAGATGTCATGCCCCGCCGCCTTGATATCTGCCACAGCCTTCTTGACCTGCATCCTTCTCACCTCACATGAAAAACGGCATCTTCGGCCGCAGACCGTTGTACTTCCTCCGAGGCACGATCGCCTCGACCTCCGACATGACCGCCTGCGTCATCGTGTCCACATCCGTATTGTTTAGCACCATGCGCGTGAGCTTGACGAGAGCATCTGTAAAACTCTCGGGAAGGCTTATCAGCCAACCGTCCTTCGCGGCACCCAGTGTGCCGTAGTATTGCAGTCGGAACGGCTCTGCGGCATACAGTTTGCCGCCGAAAAGCCGAAACGTGTCTGCAGTCACATGCTCATCTGACACAGCATGCAGCCGATAGCCGTCCGACAGACGGTACAAGCCTTTGACAGAGAGAAAATCATCGGGCAAAGGCACACCGTCGGCAAAAACTGCCGCGTCATCGTAAACCTTCTCACGCTCCGTCACATCGCTCTGCATGTTGGCGAGGCGGTTCGCAACGTAGCGCAAGACCTCGTTAATCGCCTCCCAAATCTCGTAATCCGAGAAGCACACCTCATCCGTGTCCTTTTCCTTCCAGCGCACCATCTGCTTGATGCGTGTCGCGTCAAGCACCTGACACACCTCCCTGCCAATACCGCTTCTGATGTTCCTTCCCCACAGCAAACGCAGGATGTAGCTCGAAGAATTTCTTGACGAGCCGCGTGAACTCGCCCGTGTCGCCGCCCTTCTGAGCCTTCCTCGCCTCCATGAGCCATGGATTGAACAGCCACATCTCGGGTGGAATGAACCCCAGCGGCACGATGTTCTTGCCGCGCCCGCCACTCGCCGTCACGTCTCGCGCCATGTCGATGGCCGCTTGACAGTCGATGCGGTTTTCAAGGACGGTCTTGCCGTCCTCCTCATAGAGCTTCTGATTGAGTATCACATAGCGTCCTCCTCCCCAAAAAGAAAAGGCCCGCGTTTCGCGAGCCTCTATTCTCATTTTTTCTTACACTACTACGCACGCTTGATGCCGTAGATCGAACCCGACGCCTTGGGCTGCGTGCCCTGAAGGCCGATCCACGACTCGATGACGAACTCTTCATACGAGCCTTTCTTCGCGAGTCCCGCGACCTCGTGCGTGCGGTCGAACCACTTGAGATCCCAATAGGCCATATCCAGAAGGTCGATGACCGTGTCCTCGTACATCGGATGCACCTGCGCATGAATCGTGCCGAAGTCGGATTCGTAAACATCCGTGATGTTTACGGCCGCCTTATCCTTCGAGTTGCGCTGCTTTGCCGCGCCGCCCGTGACGATCGCCGAGAAGCGACGCTTGCTGCGCCCGCTCATCACCGCGAGCGTCGGATTACCGCCGCGTTTGCTGCACATCTCCATGCAGTCGTTGATGTGGTCTTCCGTGAAGAGCGCATCGCCCGCCGTGAAGACGTTGTTCTTCACCATCTGCACGCCCTGTCCTGCAGTAGAGAGCGTGATCTGCCTCTTGTTTTTGATCGCATCGTCCATGCTGTTGTAGAGCGTGAACTTCTTCGGATCGGCGTCCTTGCGGATGTAGTACGGCAGATTCGCCGAAAGCTCCGCAGGGAGCTTGTTGCCTGCGCCTGGCTTCGCCTTGAAGTAGATGAAATCGCCCGTATTCATGCGATGCGCCGCCGCAGTTGCGCCCACGTTGCCCGTGAACGTCACATCCTCCGCATCCTCCGTGAGGAAGTAGCGCACGCCGCCCGTGAGCGCGGGATTGCCCGGCGACTCGTCGCGCGGCGAATCGTTGAAGACAAGCGCGTACTCGATGTCTCGCGCGTGCTGCTTGAATGCGTTGATCTTCTGGCGGGCGAACTCATCCTCCGGCGTGTACTCTTTCGCGTGCTGCTTCTGCGCGTCAGACACCCTGCCCGAGCTGATGAAATGCTGGCAGCGATTGTCCCACTGCGCGAGCGAGCCGACCTTCTCCGTCGCATAGTCCGTCATCTCAGGGTGCGCGTTCTCCTGCGGCGGCTTCAAGCCCTCCGTCGTCCAGTTGAACTTAAGGCTCTTCGCTTCCGGCGCCGTCCCAAAATTCGACAAAAAGAACGTCATATCGGGGTCGATGTTCGTGATGATCTTGCTGAAATCGTCCTTCGTGCCGACAGCCTCGTACACTACGGACTGCGACGCGGATTTTGCTACCAATGCCATGGTTTACCACCTTTCGTATTCAGTGGAGGTTCGCCGCAATGAAAGCATTTCTTTCCCTTGCATCCATCGTGCGCATAGCCCTCCAGTCAACTTCCTTCGCGGGCGCGGCGGACACTCTTCCAGCGCCTTCCACCTGGGGCGGCTGCGCCCTTGCGGGCGGCATCGCGGGAACAGGCGTCGTCGGCACGCCCTGACGCTTGGCGTAAAACGCCTTGCGCGTCTTGTCGTAATACTCCTTGAGCACAGGCACATCCGCACGCGTCGGCGTACCTTGTGCAAGACGACGCATCGCCGCCTCCACCTTGGCCGCATCGGCGTATGCCATATGCCTGTAGTGCCCGACCATCATCTGGTCAATCTCTGCAAAATGCGGCTCTGTAGCAGCAAGCTGCTGATAGAGCGGCACAATCTGCGACATCGCCTGCTGACTCTCCTGCTGCTCGGCCACCATCTGCCGCTGGTACTCATCAATGGAGCGTGCGAGCTGCTGGATATTCATCTCGACGGCAACGCGGTACGCCTCGACCTTCTTCTGCGCCTCCTCGTCCTCGCCGTACTCGACGCCCTCAATGTCGCTCGCCGAAAGCCCGAGATCAGCACGAGCCTTAGCCTCTGCGACTTCGCGCATACGTCGGTACATCGCAGTCATATCCGGCGCGGGCTGCGCCTCCTGCGACGGCTGCTGCATGGCGGCTGACTGCTGCATAGCGGCCTGCTGCTGCGCCTGCATGGCGGCGATTTGCCGCTGTTGGCAAAGAGCGATGTAATTCGCCTTGAGCGCGTCGGGAATGCGGCTCTCGTCCACCTGCCCGAGCGTCATTGCCTGCAAGAACTCGTCCGACGTGTAAGCGGGCGGTGCTGCGGGATTCTGCACATCCTCGGCAGGCGACGGTGCGGCCTCATCGGGCTGCGCAGCCGCATCACCTTGTGCAAACTGCACGACTCGGCGCTCTCCCGTCATAGGATCAACATCTATGGCAAACTCGGGCGGCGCGTCCATCCGCGGCGCATCCGCTGCCGGAGCATCAGCCGCCCCCGCCTGCACATTCGCCGTAGATGCGGCAGGTACATTCGCCGCAGGCGCAGCCGTCTGCACCGCGCTATCCGCGCCTGTCTCTGCGCCCGCAGGCTCTCCGTTCATCATCATTCCTGCATCTTCTCCATTCATGTCCTTTCCTCCCTCTGCAAATCACGCAAGTGGGCATCCGCCTGCTTGCCAGCATTTGACACCGACACAAGACTCTGCCAAAAACGCTTCGCCGCCTTGTAGTCCGCCTGGACTTCTATCAGCTCCTCCGCGCCTTTCGCCTTCACGAGCTTTGAGAGCGTCTGCGCCTCGACCTCCTTGAGCCACGCCTCGCCGAACTTCTCAGCAAGCAAGTCACGCGCCTCAAGGCCGTCCCGCGCCCTTCTCTGCAGCTCCATCTTCCTCACCGTTTCCATACCGTATCCCTCCCCTCGCGCCACAGTTGATACGCGTGGCCGAGCGTATTGTCCCGCGTAATCTTCGCCTGCATGCTCTCGGGCGTCGTCTCGATGCCCACCTGCTTCAATGCCTGCACCTGCGCGTCGATGGGCAGGTCGTCGAACCGCGCCGAAAGCTTCGCCATCGTCTTGGCGCGGACATCGGCTTCCTTGAGTGCAAACTGCGCCTGCAAGAGCGCCTCTTCCTTCGCCTGCGCCTCCTGCTGCGCCTGTTGCGCCTCTTGTTGCGCTTGCTGGAACTCCTGTCCCGCCGGGTCGAGCAGATATTTCTCCGTAGAGCGGATGCCCATCGCCTCCAAAAGCTCCTTGGCGATGTTGTACCACGAGGACGCGTTGACGACGCCGATCATCTCCAACTTCGGGTAAAGCTGACTGATGAGCACCATCAGATACTGAATCTGCGCCTCCTTCGTCGACGCGCCGCGTCCGACATTCACAATGAGATCGTAGTCGATGCTGAGTTCCTCACGGCGAATCGTCATGTTTTGGTCGGAGAGTCGCACGATCTGCCCGTCGTCGACGAACTTTTGGCAGAGCAAAATGACGAACTTCACCATCGGAATCCAAGCCGTCTCTGCCGCAAGTCGCGCGATGAGCTTGACCTTCTTGTCGCTCGCCCCCATGATTGCCGCGATGCCCGTCGCCGTATGATTGAGACTCGACGAATCCAGCCCCTGATTGTAGCGCGTCGAACCTGACTGGCTCTCGATCTCGTTCTGCGCGTACTGCACGAGACTCATCGCCGAGCCGTCAAGCTGAATGGGCGGCGGCTGGAACATCGCCTGCTGCGGCGCTACACCGTTCTTCACGGGCACATACTCCATGCCCTCATAGAGCGCATCCATATCCACATTGGACTCGTCGACAAACTTCTGCGGCGCATTGTTCTTCGCGACCGCGATCACCATCTGCCGGATGAGCGCCGTCTTGAGGTCTTGCAACTGTTCCAACGTGTCCGCGATGGAGTCTTCGCCGAAGATGGCGTACGCATCCGGCTCGGGAGAAAACACGAAAAACGGCGGCATCTCATAGACATTGTCCTGTATCTTGAGCGGCGTATCGCCGACCGCATGGACAATGACATTCTCGTAAATCCCGTCGTTGTTGTAATCCACGCGCAAGTACGCTTCGTAAAGCTCGAACTCCTTCGATGCGTCGTCGCCATCCGACAGCTTCCCGGTCACGTCGTTGACGTTCTCGTTGTGCCGAAGCTCGAACTGTGTGCGCCTTGTCTCACCCGACGATGCTTCCGCTATCGCCGCATCCACGTTCGCGTACACGCCCTGCGCTTCCATGCGCTTCAAATAATCGCCAAAGACGACCTTGCGCTGCGCCACGAACTTCGCCTCATGCAGCTCCCGCGCCTCATGCGTGAAACGAAGCTCCGACGGACTCATGTTTTCCAAAATCGGCTGATTGACCTTGAGCCGAATCTCGTCGTACACCACATGCAGGAGATCGCCTACAGGCGTTACAGGCACGGCTGACTGAATCTCCACTTGCCCCATCTGCTCCGCCTGCAAGAGCATCTGCATCGTCTGCGCGTCCGCCAAAACCTCCTTCGTCTCGCGCTCCTCCTCGCGCTTCCAGTAAATTTTTGCGCAGCCCATATTGACCTCAAGCCCGTCGCGCAAAAGATTGTGCATGAAAAGAAAATAATTATTGCGCCGCGTCACGAAATAACTGACGAGCTGCTGAATCTTCCGTGCATTGTCGTCGTCGTTGACATTGACCCCCACGATGTCAACGGGATCGTCCGAACCCGTGAACGCCTCCAAAAGCGACGGCATAATCCAATCGAGCGTCGTCTTGACGTCACGCGACACCCAGTTATTCAACTCCGAAAGTCGCGGGAACTTCTTTCGGTAGTGCTCCTTGTCCGCCCTATACACGTCGAGCCGCCGAAGAAGAGCAGGCTCAACCTTGCTCCTGTAGTAACTATCTGCAGCGTCACGCCCCTTGCGATACGCCGTCATGATCTTCTCAACGGCCTCTTCGGGCAACGTCTCAAGACTTATGCCCTCGTCCGCAGCACCTTGTGCCGCCCCCATCGCCGTCAGCCTGTCCTCTGCCACAGCCTCGCCTCCTTACATACTGCCCGCCTTGGGCGCTCTGCCCAAGCGCCGCGCCTGCCGATACTTAGAGTTATCCGCCAATCGCACGGGATGAGCAAACGTCAGCGCGAGCGCATCCGCAAGGTCAGGACTCTTTCCCATGCGCTCCTTGATCTTGTCCTTGCCCTCAAGGATGATGCGCCCATTGCTCGTGAAACGATACTCCGCTGCCGAAAGCTCCGTCTTGAGGTCGGCGTCCTGCCCGATCGCGCCGCCCGCCTCCAGCCAATCGCGACACTTGAAATACATCTCCGCACGGATGTTGGCGTAACGCTCCGCCTCCATCGCCGCACCGCCGAAATTGACCTCCGTCGGCGCATAGCCGAGCTGTCGGAGTCGGTCGATGACACCTGCTCCCATCGCTCCCGCGTCAATAAACACCGCATCGGGCGAAAACTCCGTCCAGCACGCCATCACCGCGCTCGCCGCGTCCATCGTCGACAGCTCTGTGTACGTCCGCATCTCGCGCAAAAAGAGCCCCTGCCGCACGCAAATCGCCGTGCGGTCGTCGCCAAAACGCGCCACATCCACGCCGAGGACGACGGGTTGTCCTGCCACATCGTCCGCACTCATCTCACGCGCCGCCGCATCCGTCACGAGGTCGATCGGCATCACCACATCAGAGGCCGATGCCGTAAAATCACAAAGAAGCTCCTGCCGATACTCCATCTCCGTCATCTGCGCTCGCATATCCGCAATCTCATCATCCGGCAGTACGCCAGACTCATCCGCCCGATAAATGCAAGAGTACCAGCCGTCGGACTGATCCGCGTACTGGTACATCTCGTAAAACTGATTCTGTCCCTTCGGCGTGCCGATGAACACAGCCCATCCCTCACGGTCGGAAAGCGCCGGACGAATCACGCCGCCCCAAAGCTCAGGCTTGATATTTGCATACTCGTCCAAGATGACCCCGTCGAGATAAATGCCGCGCAAAGCGTCAGGATGATCTGCGCCGATGATGTAAAGCCGTGCGCCAGGCGAACCTTGATGCCGCGTCGGCAGCTCGACAAAAAGCTCCGACTCATTGACCGTGCGCACCGGGATGGGATTGGTGTAGTATTTGAGATACTCCCATGCCACTCGCTTTGCTTGATTGCGATACGGAGCGACATACGCATAGACAGGAGCCTTGCGTTCATTGAGCACCGCCTTTTTAATCATCTCATTGACCGTGCCGACCGTCTTGCCAAAGCGTCGATGACAGACCAACACGGCAAAACGATTGTCAGAGAGCGCTGGATGGATCGTCTCTCGCCAGATCGGGCGCGGCGTATAGGGAATCACAACCTCGCTCATTTATCGCCCTCCCATCGAAACGTCAAGGGAGCACCATCCACGCCGCTCACCTGCGTCTTGTTGATGTAAACACCGTCCATCTTGTTGAGCAAATCCACCGCCCGCAAGCGATCCGTCTTTCCCGTCTCCTCATCGCGGGCAAATTGCGTGAGCAGTTCGCGCCTCTCTGCCGCGTCCATAATCTTGCGCGAATCCATTTCACGACGCAGCTCTTCAATACGTTGCTGAATCCCAACATTCCCCAACAATCTTGCAGCAACAGTGCTCGCAGCTTTATCTGTTTTCGCCTTGTACCCCGCGCGCTTGTACGCCTCAGTGGCGTTGCCACAACGTACAAATTCCACACAAAATTTTTCCTGCAATCGTTGCATATCGCCACCTCCTTGCCGCAATCGTTCCCATCCCCCATTTCCGCCCAACAGAAAAGCCGCCTCGAAAGAGACGGCCTCGCAAAGAAGGATGTATGAGGTATGGGAGCTGTAGCAGTCGGGGCTACCCTCCCCAAAACTGCCACACTACCAGTTTACCACGGAAAAAGCGTTTAATTAGACACGTCTATTTAAATTTTTCTGCTCAATCTTGAGATACGCCTCAAGCACCCGGTCAACGATGTACCGCCACATCTCTCGCAGTGTCCTCTCACTCACAAAAAACTCTGCATTGAGATACCTCTCGCGCATCGCCTCGCAGTAAAGCCTCTGCGTCACGACGAGCCATGCTCTACGCCCTCGCCCGGGCTTGCGCTCCGATGCCTTGCGACGTGCCGCGATAAACATACGCTTGCGCTCAGCCAGCCCGCGCTCAACAAACTCCACAGCCCGCAGCCAGTTGTAGGCAGCATACGTCTCGTCAAAGCGCAAACCGCGAATCGCCTCCGCCTCCGTCGGATGCCCAGGCAGATTGCCGCCGCTCCCCTGTCGTTCGCCGCGCACATACTCCTCACGGCGCGTATGATACAAAGCCAACTCCTGCACATAATTCAGCAGGAAATACTCTGCCCGCTTCCTGTCTGCACGAATCTCTTCTGCCATCTGCAAAGCCGCCTCATGTTCCAAAGTACCGCCCTCCTACATCCTACTCACTCGTCCGCTTTCCGTCCCATTGATTACCGACGACAACAGATATGTCAGCAACATCCCTTAAAACGTGCGTATCTAGGTAATTACACGCAACAAACCCTCCACCATCAGAACAAACGACATAATCTACACCTCCACGATATCCAATCAGCCCAATAAAGAGGATGTCACCCTCAAAAATCTTCACGCCCCTCTTATCACGCAGCCCTGTATCCTCACTGACGGTATTAGGATCAACTACTGTCCAGCTAAACACGCCCGCGATTGCATACCCGCCAAGTCCGTCTTCTGCACAATACCCATACACCCACTTGCCATTCCTATCCTTACCCCTAAATAATGTCTGAGACGTTATATCATACAGCATCATGCTACTCACCCCTCAAACCTCTCGCCCAGTCCGCAAATCATATCGCTTGATATGATGCACCTCACCAAAATTCGGCTCCTCACCGCACCTCCCTAGAACAACGGAACCAAAACGTCGCTTACAACTCGTTTTTTCTTCTGTGGTCGATATTGTCGCCCCGTGTCCACATCCCCCATGAATGACGGCGAAAAAGCCGAGCATGATGTCGGGCGGCGTATCTGCGCATGGGACAGGACTATTTCCCGCTCATCACAATAATAGCAGTCGCCGCTCGTGATACAGTTCGCGCAGTATCTGCAATATTTCATCACCGCACCTCCACGGTTCCGTCAAATTTGCTTAATTGTGTCCCATCCCGTGACGCCTTGTGTCTCGATGGGTGTTACTCGGATTGTGCGATCGCGTAAACGGGAAATCTGACATACGAAACAGGATCATCTGCGCCTTCGTCGCAAGACTTGATGCATTCCCGTTTCTCTGTTTCAACTTCGCTAATTCTTGCAACACTTCTTTGGGTTGCTCTCTGAGTTCTTTCGCTTTCATCCGTTGGTATCGCTTTATGTCCATTTCAACGCGCCTCCTCACCCGTACAGTTCGTCTTTAAGATCGTCAATCAGCTTCGAGACTTCCTGCTTGTCCATCTCCGACAAGGGATAATCCTCGACGTCGTACCCAAATTCGCGCAAGAGCTTCTCAGCATACGCGATCTGCGCCCTTGTCGCCTTTTCCATGTCGCCGCCCCCCTCAAAGCCCCATATTTTCCAATTTGCTTCGCAATTTCTTAACGCATCTCGCACAAAAATGGATGCCGGGATTTACTTCAACAGCACATTTCTCGCACATTTTCCTATGACAAATGATTGGCCCATCCTGCATTTCTGCATGTCCGTCAGCAAAGCGGATAATCGCCTTGACATATGATGTTGGCATGTCACACTCGTATACGGCGATTTCCTTGTTGCAAATATCGCAACGCTCCTCTATCGGAGTAGTGACCCTTATATCTTCAGAGACTATCCCCATCAGAGATGCTACCTCCCGCCGATCCCGTCAAACAGACTGCCGAGCGTCATCATAGACATCCTCACTCTATCCACGGCTTCATTCCGTGCCTCAGCAACCACCATATAGCCCTATCTCTATGGGACTGCTTGATGTATGACGATGTGCTTCCGAGGAGGGCTTTGCATGCGCCAGCCATAAATACAATCTTGTTTTTAGGCAAGGAAGCCGACCCATATTTCCGCGCATATTTCTTGAATCGTTTCTTTCTCCCATGCATGACAAGATCGATCAGAGCCAGATCACGCTCCCGGACGAATGTCTTCATGTCTATTCCATACTCGTTCATGCCCAATACCCCCGCTCCTTGTTTTTCTCGTTCACGCGCTCTTGCAACTTCCCGCGCGCCACCTCATCATAGCCAAATGCGTCAAGCCATGACGTACAAACCGTAATCACGTCGGTTAATCCCTCGCCTAGCTTATCCGCCAACATATCCTCATCATCAAGCCAGTCTCTAACATACAATTCTGCGTTGCCAGCAGCAATATGCGCCACTTCTACCACTTCTTCCATGAGTTTGGCAACCCAATCCGCCGTGGAAATCATCTTAAATTTCCTGCACGGCTGCGGACGCATCATGTTGACGTTGATTCCTTCCTGCTCACCGACGCGCTTCTTCTCACAGTCTGCCAATACTTGTTTCAGTCGCTCGTTTTCCTCTTTCAGTGCCATGTTCTCTTTTTTCAATGCACCATTTGTCAGCGGCTTGTCAGCCTCTAACATCAATGCATCTATTTTCGTAGCCTGCTGCCATATCTCCGACACCATATTTTTGCACGCTCGTTCTAGCTCTGCGCACATTTTCTTCTGACGTTCAATATCTGCTTTCACCCTGCAAATATCCTCATCATGCAACTCAATCATTATGATTTTCCTCCATCAGCAATACCCCCGCCTGCAGTTCTTGTCGTTGACTTCCCCTTGTATTTCCGCACGCTTTACCTCGTCATAACCAAGAGCATCCAGCCACGACGTGCAGACCGTGATGACGTCGGTCAGACCCTCAGCCAAATTCTCCGGTGGCACGATCACATTCCCTTCCATCTTCTTGTCGTCGTCTTCCGCCCACTCGGCAGCGACGTGCACCGCCTCTGTCATCTCCTCCATCAACTTGGCAATCCAAGAGGAGATGGGATTGAGTTTAAACTTGATGCACGGGCGCGGACGCATCCCCTCGGTCAGCACTTGCGCCCGTATGCGCTGAGCTAACATGTCCGCCAACCCAGCCTTCTCTTTACGCAGCTCCTGCACTTCAGCCCGCAACTTGCTCAGCTCAGCGGCTTGCTCGACGACGCTTTTGTCATCTGCACCGACACGGTTGCCCTCGCAGTCTTCGAGCACCTTTTTCAGCCACTCATTCTCTTTCTTCAGCCGCTGCATCTCACGCTCGTACTCAATCAGCAGCCGCCGCAGTTCCCTCAGGTTCTCAAGCATTCCCATTGCTGCTTCCAACTCCATCGCGCTTCCTCCTCTCAATCTCGCGCACCAGCATCGCTCGGAAGTCCTCCTGCTCCCTGCGCGTGAGCGCGTACCTTGCCGGCTCGTGCGCTGACATCGCCCAATGCACGTCGATGTCAGTCACCATGTGCTCAAGCACTCCCGTCCGAAACTCGGCAATGTGCGGCCTCATCGCCTTCTGTACGATGTCCATCCCCGGCACACGCTGCTTGAGCGCATAGCGAAAGGCGTACACCAGCGCAAGCCGTCCTTCTTGCGTCAGCTCGATACCGTGCTTCTGTCGCTGCATCTTCCGCGCCGCCTCACGTCCTCGGGCAACTAATTGCTTCTGCGCCATGCGTTCCCTTTGCCGCCGCTCAAATCTGCGACTTCTCTGTCCTCCGTGTCTCATGCTTCCGCTCCTTCCGTTATGCGCTTTTTGTCGTGCGAATCCTTGAGATAATCCTCTCGCAACGATTGAAACATCGCAATCGCGGCAAGATACTCACGGCGGTATTTCGCGCCATCTTCGTTCCCCTCGGGATAAGTCTCGTTAACTCGCGCGATGAAATCTGCAAGCGACCCGCCTGCAGATTCTCTCCAACATCCGCACTGGACGATATCCTCTTCTACACGATAAACCGTATAGTCATTACGACTGCCAATAGGTCCGATTTGTACGACTTTTTGGCTCATGTTTGCCCCATACAGATCTGTTCCCAACAAATTTGCTCCCTGTAGGTTTGCCTCACGCAGGTCGGCATCGTGCAGGTAGGCTCCCCACATGGCAGCTCCCCGCATGTCTGCCCTCCGCATGTCTGCATAGCGCAAGTCTGCTCCCCGCAAGTCTGCATCACGCAGGTCTGCATCACGCAGATTTGCACCCTGCAAATCTGCCCCAGCCAAATACGCATCACGCAGGTCTGCCTTGCGCAGGTCAGCCGCCCCCATGGATGCTCCGGGCAAGCTTGCCCTGCGCAAATCCGCTCCACCCATGTATGCTGCAAACAAACCTGTCCCGCGCAAATCCGCCTCACGCAGGTCAGCATCACTCAAAATTGCCTCGCGCAGGTTTGCCCCACGCAAATCTATTCCCCGCAAGTCTGCTTCACAAAAGTCTGCTGGCTCACCACTTTTGCCACTGCTATCGAGCCACTCTTCATGAGTTTTCAAGATTTTGCTCAGCGTTACTTTATCTATGCTCTGTCACTCCCTCCGTTATGCGCTTTTGCGCTATTCGTTCTCTTTGTCGCCTTTCAAACTCAGATGGGTTAGGGGAGGGTAGACCAAGCATCCCCTAAACAGTTCTGCGTCAAACAGGTCTTCTTTGCACATGATTGCACCACTCAAAACTGCATCGCGCAGGTCTGCCCCACGCAGGTTTGCCTCATGCAGGCTTGCCACACACAGTCTTGCCCCACGCAGGTCTGCTCCCTCTCTGCCATACGCACATACCCTCATTCGCCTCAGATTCTCGCCCTATACCCTGCGTAAAAACGGACGCTCTACGCGTCTTCTAGAGCGTTATTCCTTTTTCTCCCATTTCGGAATTTCCCACATCGTGATCTCGATGCGTGGCTGCTTGTCATACCACTTGCCCACCGCCCCGTAACCGACAATCTGGCTGTCATCGACGTACCACAGGCCTTTCAATGCGTCCTCCACGCCCTTCAAAACGTTGGAGACATCGGGTCTCGTCGTCGGACGGAGCTTGCCCGCAAGCGCCGCCTCACGCTTGTATCTTGGCATCGACTTGGGGATTGCCCGATAAATCCTGACTGAGAGCAGCACAGCTCCCGTCACGGGCGCCTCGGGCGCATCCTCGCTGGCAACGAGCCTGATGTATTGCTTGTAATCGCGGCTCTTCGTCGGGTCATACGCTTTGACAAAGCCTCCTTGCCAACTAAAGCGCGGCCTGCCCTGTGCCACAGGATCGCCGAGGACGACGGTCTTATACTCTCGCATTTTCCTTGCTCCTCTCCTCGTCCCTAGAACGGAATCTCTTCGCCTTGAAAGTCCGGCGCCGCGCTTCTTGCACCTTGTCCCGCATTGTCTCCCTTGCTGTCACAGAACTCCATACTCTGGACAACGACCTCCGTCACATAGTTCTTTCTCCCGTCCTTTGCCTCGTAGCTGCGTGTCTGGATGCGCCCCTCGACGGCGATCTTTTTCCCCTTCGTGCAATACCGGCTGATAACCTCCGCCGTCTTTTCCCATGCAACGCATTGAATAAAATCCGCCTGCTGATTGCTGTCCCCGCTCTTTCGGCGGTCAATCGCCAACGTGAAGTTTACGCACGCCTTGCCGCTCTGCGTGTATCGCACCTCTGGATCGCGTGTGAGCCGTCCGATTCCTACAAAGTGGTTCATTGCGCTGCCTCCTCGACGTACACATGCTTCTGTGCATCGTAGAAAAACACGGGAATGTTATTCTTCCGCGCGTATGCGAGCTCGATCATGCATCCCTTGCTGGCGCGGTAGTCCCCCGTCATCGTGACCGCGCAGCACTTGTCCAGAAGTTCGAGGCAGTATCCCATGATCTTGTCATAATCCATCCCTGCCAGTGCCTTGAAATTCGCCAACGGGTTGACGTAGATCACATGCGGATATCGCTCCTGCAGCTCTCTCTGGATCGCCTCTGCCGTTGCTCGGTTCTTCTCCTCATCCCCGCTGAGCGGATGGGACAGATAGTGAACATTCATCGTTTTTCACACTCCTCAAGAAATTTTCGGCGCATATCCCTCGACAAGGCTTTCCTCCGTCGTGCCCCTGTGGTTTTACGCTTATGTTCCCTCATGATGTTCCCGATTGCCTCCTGCGCCGTCGGGTCTTCCTTCTTGCATGGCGTGTATTCATCCATGTCGCCGCCTCCTCAGAAATACCCACGCGCCCTGTTCTTCTCGTTCACAAGCCGATGAAGTTCGCCGCGCGCCGCCTCATCCCAGCCCTCGGCATTCAGCCACGAGACGCATACGTGAACAACGTCCGTGAGTTCCATCGCAAGGCGTTCGCGTGCATTTTGCAGCACCTCGTTCATAGCCTCACACGGAGCTTTCCTGTTGGTCTGCTCAAGCTGTGAAACGGTATGCGCCTCCTGAATTGCTTCGTTCGTCTCCTCCATGAGCTTGGCAATCCAGTCCACCGTACCTGCATTTCGAAATCTCGTGCACGGCTGCGGCTGCGTCGCTCTGAAATTTTCCCGAATCCGCAATGCAGCTCTGTTTGCCTCTTGCTCTAACTCTATGCGCAACTGCTCTCTCTGCTCGTTCGTCATCTCAGCACGCTCCTTTCATGCGATAATCCTCCGCCCGAATGTTCACGGGCACGGTCATTTCCGCAAGACGGCTCTGGACACGCTTGCCGAACACTGTCCCGATCCTTGTGCCGTCGTAGTTCGTCGTGATGATCGTCGGCAACATGTGCTCGTATCGGTGGTTGATGAGCACATAGATCAGCTCCACCACCCACGGCTTTGGGTTCTCCGCGCCGAGGTCGTCGAGAACCAGGAGCGGCACGCTCTTTGCTGTCTCTACAAGAGCTCCCGCCTTACCGTCCTTGGCGTCAAAACTCGCCAACATTTTCGCGATCAGGTCGGGGACTACCACGAACATCCCTGAGATGCCCGCCTCCGCCGTCTCGCGCAGGATGGAGACGGCCAGATGCGTCTTTCCTGTCCCGCAGTTCCCCTTGAGCAAAAGTCCCGGCACTTTGGGATCGCGCTTTACCGCCGCGCAGAATCGCCTGCACAGATCGACCGCCGGCTTAGTCGCAGGCATCGCCTGGAATGTCGCGAAGCTGCGTGAGCGAAATCGCTCGCCGACACCGCCGTCTCCCATGAGTTTCTCGATTCTTCGCTGTTCCTGCTGCGTCCTGTACTTGCCGCATGGAGGAATGCACGAGAGGAGCGTGTTGCGGTCCCTTTCGTCCCGGAAAGCCCGCCCGTTGTAGCGGCACTCGTGGCAGTCCTCCACGTGGTACGGGCACGCGGCACATGCTGCGTCATGCGCTCGCTTGGTCTCCTCTGCCTCCACCGCCATGAGAAGCCCGCGTGCCGTCCGGATCGCCTCTCTGGGTGCTCCGATCATCTGCAGAATCTCCGCCCTCCTCGGACGTGCCGCCCAGATCATACGGGCTTTTCTTGACCGTATCTCCGTCAAGGTACGCAGCATACGCGGATTTCTCCGCACCATCTCCCGCCATGTCGCCTTGAATGACACCTGTGCCATAGTCTTTTCCGCCTTTCTTGCGCTCTGCCTTGAATCCGTCCCGCTCCCACCGCTGGAGAATGCGGAGCACATACTGGATCGACCTGCCGCCGCTTGCCGCTGCCTCGCGGATCGCCTCCATGCACCATTTCCGCCCGTAGGTGTCGATGGCATCGTGCAACTGCTCCAGTACCAGATTCCCTGCAAAGGGCTGAAGATTGTTGCAGAATGCCTGTATGATCTCCGCACGGTCTTCTCCGGTAGGAGCCTCGCGCGTGTATGTATTATTACTTACGCCTATAGCTGCTGCAGCTGCTGCAGCTATATCTTGTTTATTTATTCTCTTTTCTCTGAGCTCTATACTCTGATCTCTAATCTCTATACTCTTCCCGGACAAAGTAGGCGCACTTGTCCCTTGCTGTGTCCCTATGTCTGTCCTCTCATGTGTCCCTCCCGATGTCCCCGCACTTTGAGGGACAGCGGGAGGGCCACGGCGGGGGACATTGTCCTCGCTTTGTCCTTTTTTGTCCTCGAACTTTTGAGACAATCTGGGGACATTGTCCCCTCCTTTGTCCCGCTGCAGTCTCTTTTTCTCTGCCCACTTTGTCTCGCTGCCGACCATCTCTCCGATGCCTGCGACAACGAACACGCCATCCTCGCGCTCCACGATCAGCCCGATCTTCTTGTAAAGTTCCATCGCGACGACCACCGTGTCGAACTTGAAGCGCGTGACCTCGGCGATCTTCTTGACGTCGTATGGGATGATCATATCGCCGACCTTGCGCACCAGTTCACCGTCGCTGTTTGCCGAGAGCAGGCAAAGCTTCTGGTAGAGAACGATATACTCACAGCCGTTCTTCTGGTCTTGCAGCCAGTCGATGGTCGGGAGATCGAAGAAGTCGGACTTGATCTTGATCCAGTAGTACCGCTTGTCAGCCATTTCCTTACCCCGCGATCTGCTTAATGTCTGTTCCGCTGCGTCCCATCGCTGCAAGGCGCACAGGTGACTCCTCTTTCTTGTCGTACTCGACGATGAGCTTTCCTTTCTGCGCCTTGATCTTCTTGATGGTGATGTTCATGGTGATCCTCCTTTTCTCTGCTGTTGTGCGCCGCAAAGGGAGGCTGATGCCTTCCTTTGGTCAGCCCCCCTGCTTCTTTTTTGTCACTGCGCCGCCGAGCCTGTGCGGATTTCGCCTGTTTCTGGGTCTACGTTTGGCGGGATATCCTGCGATGTGCCGCTCGTGAATTTGTTCGGGCGCGACTGCTGCGCCTCCTCGCTGGAGATGACATCATCCTCGGTGACTTCGACCGCTTCTGCCTCGATATAGTCCGTCTCATCTGCAGCAGCCGTCATGTCTGCCGCAATCTCTGTCTTGATCGTCTCATCGGTGCTCAGCGCGCGCGTGAACTCTGTCTTGATCGGCGCGTACTTGAGGCACGCTTTGAGCACAGTCTTCTTCGCCATCTCGTCAAAGTTCGTTGTCCATGGCGTACCGTAGCCTTTCTTGTATGCTTGGCTGTACTTCCTGGCGAAGGCGTCCACCTCTGCGCGACTCATGACGTGGAAGCCGTAACCGCCGCTCTTGGTCTTGAACATGGCGTAGTAGTACGTGACCGCCCCCTTCTCGCCCGTCGTCGGTACGTGCCTGAGCTTTGGTTCGAGCCCGAGTTCGTACTCGAAGACATCGTTTTCGTAGACTTCGTGTGCCTGAATGATGGTGACTTCCCCGCTGCGATACGCCAGATCCAGAAGCCCCTTGTAGCCGAGCTGGAACTGGCACTCGAGGATCCCCTTGTTCTTGTACGGAATGAGGTACGCCTGCCCGAGCGGCGTGTTTGGCTCGACGCCGAGCTGTGCCGCCTGCATCATCGCCCCGAGGAAGCTCTGCGGCGTGCACTCGCGGAGCTTCGGATTCGTACTGAGTGCCGTGAGCACCATGCGCGTGAATCGCTCGGGGGTGAGGACGGAGGGCAGTGCCTTGGCAATCTGCCCCTCCATCGACACGATGAGGTCTTTGATGGAGCGTGCGCCCTGCTGCACTGCCATTCTCTGTTCTTGCGCTTTTTGGATCGCGCCGCCTTTTACACTCGCCATGATGATTATCTCCCTTCTTTATCCATCAGCTGATCCGCAGGACACGGATCGGCTTGCCCTGCTTCGCGTACTCGGCGTAGATGGCAGGCTCTTTTGCCTTGAGTGCCTTGCTGTCAATGGTTGTCCGCCCCGCCTGTGACTTCCACGAGACCTTGTAATCTCCCGCGTAGCCGAGCTCGTAGTCCCCCATCATCATGCGAAGCTGGTTCTTATAGAACTCGCTGTTTTTTTCGAGGTCTTTTTTCGCATCCTCGATTTTACGGATTTGCTCGATGATACCCACTGCCATGCCTGGAAGCGTCAATGGCTCTGCGTTGCCTCCTCGGAACTCTGACGCAAGGGCTTCCTTGCAACTCTCGCTGCCGTCCACCTCGGGCATGGTGCCCGTCTCCACCTTGTGCCAGAAATCAATCTCTGCCTGAAGCAGGAGGGCGATCTCATCGTCATTGCGAGGGATCTCTTTCCAGACGAAACGGTTGCCGCCGATGAGCACCGCGATGTACCACCGCTCACAGCCCGTGACCATCATGTAGTGCTGGCATTGCACGTAGTAGGCAGAGGGCACTTCGTCATCCTCCCATTCCTTTGCCGCGAAGCCGTTGCAGGTCTTGCATTCCAGCCCTGCGTTCTCGCCGATGACCATGCGGTCGACGCTTGCAAGGATGTAGGGGTGGTCGTCCATTTGGAGAAGCCCGCGCCGCTGCACCTTCTTCCCTGTCAGTTCGCAGAAGCGGTTCGCGACCGCCTCCTCGAGCACCTTCCCCCAGTAGACGTACTCGTTGTCACTGAGGTCTTCCGGTTCTGCCTTCCCTGTCTTCTCGAGCCAGAGCTGGAAGGGCGACTTCCAGCGATTCAGCCCGACGATGATGGAAGCGTCGCTGCCGCCAATGCCTTCGCGGCGGGCTTCAAGCCACTTCTTTTCGTCTGCCATCTCGGCGACCGTCATGATAAGTTTTGCCATTTTGTCCTCCTTGTGCTACAATAAGCACAGATGATTTATTCTTCTGCGCCTTGTGCGGCGGTCACCGCACAAGGCGCTTTTTCTTATGCACTGCGTCATTCCTGCTTCTCTTCTTCTTTCACCCAGTACGTCAGCGTCAGCCGATCTCCAGGATAGAGCATCCCGTGGCGTTCGAGCAGCCACGGATTGTTTTCCTCGATATCGTTCTTGTACTCGAGGATATATCTTCGAGTACCTGTGTTTTTGCGGCGATACGTCTCTGCGATGTCCCAGAGCGTATCGCCCGGCTTGACGACGTAGACTTCTTCGACCAGCACGGGAGCCGTGTTGATCTCCTGTTGACTGCAAGCCCCCGCGAGCAGGATCGCTGCACCCGCGATGCAGCATCCCGCAATCACTCTCATGCCGCTCATGCGATCGCCTCCCTTCTCTTGCGCGGACGCCCGCGCCCGCGTTCCTCGCTCATCCGCTTTGCGTTTTCAACCATCGCCGCAGCTTTGCTCAGATCACGGTGCGACACCGCCACCTCGTCAAGCCACTGCAGGAGAGCCCGACGCGACACCTTGATCGTCTTGCCTACCCAGAAGGCAGGAAAGTCGCCCATGCCGTGCCGCGCTGCGTGTGCAAGGGCGCGTATCTGCTCCACACCGATGCCCATGTAGGCGGATGCCTCCTCAACGTTGAGTACCGCCTTTTCCCATGTCGGGATAAGGTCTCGTGCCATTTGATCACCTCCTCTCGCGGTTGTTGTGCGGCTCAAGCCGACTTCTCCTTCTGCTCGCGGTACTCACTCAGCAGAGCCATGATAAGCCCCGTGAGCGTAAGTCCACGTCGCTTTGCGCCGATCTCGTAATTCACTCATGTTGGCGCGCCCCTTCTTTCCGTGATACAATGACCACGGAAAGGAAGTATCGTCATGGCAACATCTACAGAACACCCTTGGTCTTTTTTCCAAACTCAAACGCCAGAAGCCGTAATACGCACTGCCCAAGCGATGCATGAAGTCGCCTTGCAGACATCCTATTTCGCTCAAGCTGCGCATGAAATAGCTATGCATCAAGCCGAGACAGTCGCTGCCCTACAAAGAATCTCTCATAGTGCGATGTATCAAGCGTTCTCCACCCATCCCGTATTAACGACAGACCTTGTGCGAAGCGTGCAGGCTTCCCTATCGGCATCCGGTATAACGGCGGCATTGGAAACAACTCAAGCCCTTAGAGACATCCCTGTTTCACAAATGCAACGCTTGCTCGGTTTTTGGCAGCCGCCCTATATGCCGCCTTTTGCCGCGTATGGGCTTTCAATGAATACTTCGCCTGTGTCAGAATCTAAGCAACAAATACAACCGCGCAAGCCGGCGCGACCGCGCACCCGTCTGATTCGACGGCTCGCGAAACAGGAATTTTTGCAAGCCGCCGCAGTATCGCTCGTCCTAATACAGGCGACATCTCCCGAAATATTGGAACCCGTAAAAGAGTTTACACGACCTCCCGCCTGCGGCGACCTGCTTTCTCTACTCAGTTCGAGCGCCTGTATCGGGGCTGAATATCTGTCACCAAAAGACAGGAAAACTCTTCTCTGGGTCGTATGGCTATTCACTGTATTATTCATCCTCGGCAAGTAGCAGAACAGACGTGCCTACCGCAACCAGATGCCGGCACAAATCAGCAAAAGCCATAACTCCCGAACGCTGTATTTCCCTCTGTACATCCGCTCCAGCCCTAAAGCGTACAGGGAGCATAGCACAAAAACATCAAACATAACGCATCCTCACTTTGCCCAGATACCGAGCGCAATAAACATCAGCCAGCTGTTCGTGCCGTTGAACTCGTCTCGGTATATTTGGATCGCTCCCGCCGCAAGGCAAAGGCAAAGGGCAACTGCCCTAAGCTCCATCCTCCTCACCCCCTCTCTACGCCGCCCCGCTGGATCGCGAGGGCGCTGCTTCGGCTTTATGCGCTCCGAGCCTCGGTGGCGAAATCCTCCGCCTCCTTGCGGCTTCCAAACCAGTCCTTGTAGATGTCCTTGCGCCGCGTCGACGTGCAGGTGTTTTTGGGCATCTGCTCCGCCTCCATGGATTCCGTAACCGCTGCCGTCATGCGGCCACGGTTGTCAACAGATGATGTGACACAATAGTAAGTTTTCATGGTGTAAGTCTCTCCTTTTCTCTGACCACACTCTCTTTTCCTCATTCCCTGCTCATGCTATACTGAACGTGGATAGAAAAGGAGGTGATTGTTATGTTAGGTTTCACAAAAGACGAGATTATCCAACGCGCTAACGACTGGATAATAAAAAATCAACCCTGGGCGGACAGCGTTGTCGCAGACGCTGTTGCCAAGGCGGGCCCCAATCCCGCCGCACAGATGGAAGCTGCTTCTTTAGCAAATTTCCGTATTGTTCTTCCTTCTGCCATTGCAGAAATCATGGAGGCGCAAAATATCCTCATGGAAAAACAAGTCAAGCAGCTTATTGACGATGCTTTGAAGCGTCAATAGTTTCTCTCTTATCCTCGGGCTTGAAGCGGCTATCTCCCGCTTCAAGCCTTTTCGCTTCTTCTGCTTCTTTCTTGCGCTCTTGCATCCAATTCTCTTTTTGCAGTCGCCCCATCACCTCACCCCCTCTCTGCACCGCCCCAAAGCAAACTCTCCCGTCTGCTTCGGGGTGGCGGCTTTTATCGCACTTATGCGACACTTGGATCAAAAAAAATAGCATTCAACTCTGTAAGGTTAAGCTCCAACGTCTCGGCAATAATACCAACTTCACGGACTGTAAAAGCTTCTCCAGCATTCTCCATCTTGCGATAGAAGGTGGCGCGATTGATACCAAGTAGAGATGCCATTTTATCAGCGTTGACTTTGTACTCAACCATGCGCCCGCGCAGCTTATTTACGTTCACCATATTATCACCTCCGCGTGTCGCATATATGCGATATTCAAATATAGAATACGACATTCCTACTCTGATGTCAAGATATTTTTCGCGTTTAATGCGAAAAATATTGCATATTTGCGAAAAAGATGGTACTATCAATAGCAGGAGGTGTCCACTATGACCGTCGGTAGTCGAATTCGGGAATATAGAAAGAAATTGGGCTTATCAGTTGACGACGTGGCTGAAAAACTGGGAAAGAATCGAGCAACTATCTATCGTTATGAAAGCGACGATATTGAAAATTTGCCAGCCCCCGTACTAGAACCACTTGCAAAAATTTTACAGACAACCCCCGCAGAATTAATGGGGTGGAAAAAAGAGCTGACAGGCGACATCTACGATCTCCCGAACATCGAACCCTACAACCCAACGATGGTGCCTATCGTCGGTACGATTGCAGCAGGCACTCCAA